TGGGTCAACATCGGAAGAAATAATCTCCTCAACAACATCAAGACCAACTCTATAAGATGGAGTATTACTATACTGATCAAGAATTAGAGTCTGAGTTGCAACATCAACAAAATAACCTCTCAGGAAATAAATTCCTTGTGAAAGGTTGAAAGACGAACCGATAACAGGAGCATTTTGAGGGATTGTAGAACAGAATCCTTCGCCAGATGCAATGAAAGTCGATGCATAATTGATATTTGTACTTGTGGTTAAAACTTCTCCACTAATAAAAGTACTTACATCTTCCTCAGAAGATGAGTTTTCATAGTTAACATATAGGGTATAAGTTCCTCTATCTGATTCATCCTCAGTGATATACGTTACAACACGTGCAGTTACATTTGACGATTGTCCAGTAATAATCGTCCCAACTATCTGATCAAGATATACACTTACAGGTATACCAAGAAACTCGGGTTCAATCTGAATTCCATAAAAGTCTTTGACATAAGTCAAATCACCAGGAATAACCTTAGCACCTTCTTTGAAGAAATGGTTACCCATGTCTTCGACTTGATTCTGAAGAATTGACTGCAGACCAGTTAATTCTCTAGCCTGAACTGGATAGCCAGGTTTGAAAAGAATCTTATAATAATTTTGTTTAGGATCAAAATCGTCAAAATATGGAGCGACGTTTAGATTAGTTTCCTGTGGCATATCTCTTAGAATTGCAAGATAACTTTAACATCTTCTTTCTGAGAAGAGGATCGGGTAACAGAAGGTCTATTATCAACATAAACGATATCACCAGAATATTTTTGAGATTCTGGATTTGATACTCCTTTTGCGAATTCCTGACCCAAGTAGTATGTCCTACTATTTATTGCCGTTGAAACACCTGTAAAGTTCACATCAATATTTAAAGTATTACCCGAAGTAGGAACAATGCTAATGGTACCACCGTTAGTAGGAGATGCGGTAAATTCTAGTTGATTGAATCCATATACAGGAACAGTATTTTTTGTTCCATCACTATTAAAACCTGCAGTTCGTCTGTCTTGCCAATACTTCAGAACACCAGTCTGATTGTCATAAGAAATAACTTTTCCTACAGCAGTAGAACCAAGACCAACTGTTTGGGTTACAAACGAGTCTGCAGTAAATACTGCTTCACTGTAACCAGTGCCTACCAATTTAAGTGCATACAAAGCACTTGCTTTATCTTTGGTAAGAAATGACGAAGAATTGTAATTTGTTGGATTTTTTACAATTCCTACTCTGGCAAATTGGTTGCCAGTAATAAAGTCGGGGTTTTGAGTGTCATTTTCAAATCTTGCATAAGATAGAACATTGTATGCACCCAGTTCAGAGTAAATATCAGCACCATGACCTCCAGGAGGAGGAATGATTACATCAAAGATTGGGGCAATTGTTCCATCTGGTACACCACCACTCTTCAAATCTAGTGTACCAAAGGTATAACCATTACCACCTCTAGAAACAGTAACAGATTCTACCTTTGCGTCATTGTTAATAACAACAGTAGCTTCCGCACCTCTACCATTACCTAGAATAGGTACTCCGGTATAGGTAACATTTGCGGTTCCAATACCAACACCACGATTTCTGATAGTTACAATCTTAATTTCACCACTATTTGAAGCATTCTCTCTTACTGGAGCATAAGAAGCATTAGTATTCCAATCAGTTGGTACAGCGATATAACTTGTAGAATCAAATTTGATGATTTGATTTGGTTTGATTGTGTAAAGATACTTCCAGATATATCCATCACCACTACTACCAGCTTCTCTAGGCTCTAGGTCAGTAAAGTTTGGTTCGTCTAGTGATGGACCACCTCTATAACTATTTTCTGGGTTTGCATTATTAAACAAACAAATATAAACTTTATACTCACTATTCATTACATAGAAGTTTGAGTCATAAATGTCATATGAGTTGGATGGAAGAGATGGGTTATCCCTTGTAATATCATTTCTCCACATATCATATGTGGTTCCAGACTGCCATACAATCTTTCTAACAACCTGACTTACATCAGTAGAGTTGATTCTCTTAAGAGCCAACATCGTATCCCAATAATCATTGGATTGATCTAAACTATCCTTGGGTGCTGGAGGATTCGAGTCCCAGTCACTTTGAAAATCAGCAGGATCTGGTAAACCAATCCAAGCGTAATAAGAATTAGAAGAATTCTGGACATCATCCACAAAATTCTTCGCATTCAAAATACGTAATTGATCTGTAATTATCGCAGCCATTTTTACCGGACTTTTTTCTTATTTATTATGATAATGTAAGTGTTGTTGAACCAACCCCAACAACACTAAATATGAGTTGGTTTCCAGAGAAATCAATCTTAACTGCTTGCGTAGAAATTCCACTAACAAAACCTCCAACAGCAGTTACAATACCTGTATTATACTGCGAAGTTGCAGTAACAACACCTAGTGTAGTACCATTACCAACAACATTGTACAGTTCAAGAAAATTACTATTAATCTTTTCGGCACCTTCAATAAGTGAGTCACCTGTTCCACTATTAGGAGATGAACCCGTATTAATACCTTGATATGCCATCTTTTATACAGAATCTTTTTCTATGTTTGTATTTATCTAGACATTATAATTATTGAATTTCAAAGGTTCAAATCTTTGTACAAGAGGTGATGATGATAATCCACTATATCCTTCAGGGAAGAATTCTAGAGCCATTGTAGGAACTCTGTTTATGAACTGTAGTTTACCCCATGTATATTCACCGAAAATACGAGAGTTATCAAATGTACCAGAACCAGAAGAATATCCTTGACTTGTAAACTCAATTCTTCGAACAACAGTGACACCAAGACCAATACTTGAAAGATTCTTGGTTATATTTTCTGCATTCTTAACATAGTATATTCCATCAAAGTTATTGTCAGTAAATATACCCACATTTGATTCATTGACGACGAAGAAATCACCAGGACTCAATTGACTAACCGTAACGGCAAAACCCACAATAGATGCATCTCTCATGTAAGAATCTTCTGGGATATGTAGTTCAATAAAAGCAGTATTGATGTCAGAATGTGCATAACCAACAATATTACCATAATCACCAAAGTATGAGGTAATTCCAATCTTCTCTCTTCTAATAGAAGGTTGTTGAATAAGAACATTAGGTGCCTGAGTGTATCCTGTTCCTGCATTAGATACAGAAATCGATACTACACCATCACCGGTTACTGAAGCAATACCTGTTGCTCTGGTTCCATTGAGTTCATCTGGTAAAGAAACTGATACTACAGGAGTTGTTAAGTAGGAATAACCTGCACCAACATTACTTACCGTAAATGATGTGATTATTCCACCAGTACCGGTAGATGCCGTAGCAGTTGCAACATCGATATTTCCCTGGTCAATAATTACAACCTTATCTTGATAATCTAAAAGATTTGTTTCACTTCTAGAATTAAACAATGGTATAATACTGTCAACATAACCAGATGTACTAGTAAACCCAACATAAGATGTTAGATATGCCGTAGGGTAAATATAAGGTTCTTGGTCAATTCTATCCTTGGTTACAAAGTCACCATTAATTGTAATATCATCCGTTTGTTTACACCAAGTAACGGGTCTTACAAGTGCAGTATTTGTAGTAACACCAGGACCATTATATGCAAGAGTGGTTACAGTATCCAAAGTGGTAATACCGGTCACTACTCTTGGGTCTTGATATAAACCAAAAGTTTGACCTTTTGCGATATCATTCTTCAGTTGTAATGTATCACCAATTTTAACGGTTTCTAGAATGTCAACAAAAACAACGTCAACATCTGGAGTACCCTTATAGAAGATAATTTTACAAGTGTCACCCTTTCTAGGAGGTTCTGTAAATTCTACATAACCACCACCCGTGAAGGTATATGAAATTTCAGGAACTTGTAAAACATCATTGATTGTTATGATTAATGCTTGAGCAAGATTAATGTTGGAACCTTTCTTGGCTTCAATCGCAAATTGTTGATTTGCAATCGTAAGTGGGAATTTTGTAGCCAACCCATCAAACAACTCATTAATACTATCAAATACCTCAAGTTCACCAATAGTAAACCCATTAAAAGTATCCCGATATACATCAGTGACACTTAATTCAAACGGAATGAACGGAAGACTTGAATCAGTGTTAATACCTGTTGTACCACCAATAGCAATATTGAGTTTATCGCCAACATTATACCCAAAACCACCACTTACAATATCAAAATTGATAACACTAGAACCTTGTCCAACAATAATATCAACTCTTGCACCAGTACCAACTCCAGGTGCAGAATTAGAACTATAGACTAGAGGAATATTTGAGTAACCAAGAGGCTTGTCTATCACGACAACGGGTGGATTGTTGAAGTCAAGGTTGGAACCAAGATTATAAAGGTCAATACTATCTACATGACCATCTACAATGTTTGCAGTACCAATACCAATAACTCGAACATCTCCGGTAGATGATGTAATAATACCAACACTTACGTTAGTTTGAATACCCGTTCTATAACCAGAACCACTATTACCAATACTAATTGAATTGATTGTACCACCAGAGTTGACAAATACCGAAGCACCAGCACTAA